GAATGGTGGAACAACCTCGGAGAGCCTATGCAGCAGATGATCGTAAAAATTGCGCTCGTGGCTGCTGCAATCGGGCCGGTACTTATAATCGTCGGCAAAGTTATATCCGCTGTTGGTACCATTATGACGATTATTCCTACTGTTACCACTGCTATGGCCGGAGTAAAGACGGCGATGGCTGGTCTGAATGCTGTCATGGCGGCAAATCCGATAGGCCTGATCATTACGGCCATCGGTCTACTGGTAGCTGCATTTATCTACCTGTGGAACAACTGCGAGGGCTTCAGAGAATTCTGGATCAACCTCTGGGAAAAGGTCAAGGAGATCGCCATTACTGTATGGACGGCGATCAAGGACTTCTTCGTCAGTGTCTGGGAGGTAATAAAGAACACCTTCACCACTGTGGTAAATGCAATCAGCAGTTTTCTTACCACAGCTTGGAATACGATAAAAAGCACGGTCGAAACCGTGATGAATGCCATAAAGACGGTTATCTCTACGATCTGGAATGGCATCAAGAGCTTTTTTGAAACAATATTCAATGCAATCAAAACTGTGGTGACTACTTACTTCAATATCTACAAGACGATCATCGAAACCGTCCTGAACGTGATAAAAACCGTGGTTACTACTGTTTGGAACGCGATAAAAACAGCTGTTGAAACTGTCGTGAATGCCATAAAGACGGTCATCACCACCGCATGGAATGCCATCAAGACTACGACCTCTACGATTTTCAATGCCGTAAAGAGCGTGGTCACTTCCGTTTGGAACGGCATAAAGAGCGCGGTCATGAATGTGGTGAATACCATGAAATCCGGCATCAGCAACGGCTTCAATGCGATCAAGAGCACGGTGTCCAATATCGTAAATGGAATCAAGAGTACCATCTCGAATGTGTTCAATACCATCTGGAGCACGGTATCCGGCATCGTAAACAAGCTAAAGAGCGTATTCAATTTCAGCTGGAGCCTGCCGAAGATCAAGCTGCCGCATTTCTCCATCACAGGCAGCTTTTCGCTGAACCCGCCATCCATACCGCACTTTTCTGTGGACTGGTATAAGAAGGCGATGTCCGGCGGCATGATCTTAAAGGATGCGACCATCTTCGGCCAGAGCGGCGGCACGCTTCTTGGCGGCGGTGAGGCCGGTGATGAAGCTGTGGTCGGTGTGAGCTCGCTGCGCTCCATGATTCAGGATGCAGTAAGCAGCGCTACTCTCAGTGTTTCAGGTGACCAGCCTCTCATCAATATCGAGGAAATGAGTGTCAGAAGCGACGACGATATCCGGAAGATTTCTCAGCAGCTCAATACTCTGCTGACTGCCGGGCGCAGGGCGAAAGGACTGGTGTAACATGGGATTTTCATTTAACGGAACAACCTCCCAGTCTATGGGACTTGCGACAAGAATTACAAACGAATACCGGATGCCGGATCTTAGGAACAACACGATCACCATGCCCGGACGGCACGGTGTATTTGATTTCGGAGAAACGGTATCCGAGCGAAAGATACTGATTTCCTGCTTCATTCCTCCGGGAAAAACAGACGAGCAGTTTCTTTCAAAGAAGGACGCTATTATTGAATGGCTGAATCCGGATAACGGCCTCTGCCAGCTCATTCTGGACAAGGAACCGGGACGAGTGTATGAAGCAAGGCTTACGTCCGGATTCTCCTTTGACCGGGCAGTCCGTAATTCCTGCACCTTCGATTTGGAATTTTTCTGCCCAGACCCTTATGGCTATGCCATATCAGACGAGACCTTTGATTTTGCGGAAACCGGAACCTTTACTGCGTCTCGCACTCTTGGGAATATCGAGTCCTACCCGGTCTACTCCTTAACGGGTGTAATTCCTTCCGGGACGGACTCGTATATCTCCATAACCACAAACGGCAGCGAGCTTCAGATCATTGGACGGCTTGCCGCCGGAGAAACATTGATTATTGACTCCGATCTGATGACGGCAAAAGTAGTTGATTCTAATGGAGAAACCCTCCGAAACGGTCTCCCGCTTTTGTCGGAGCTGAATTTCCCGGTCTTAAATACGGGAGATAATACCATCGTGATTGCTGTGGTCGGTACGAGTACAACATTTACGGAACTGAACATTCAAGCCAGAAGCCGCTGGAGGTGATATTGCATGGCTCTTAAAAATATATTGAATACCCAAGATGCCTTCACCGGCGAGTTCCCGGCTGCATGGGCTCCCGACGGTCTCTGGCGTTTTAACGAGTCCGAACCGGATGCAGATGATTATCTGGCGGATTCCTCCGGGAAGGATCGCAAGGCATATATTCATAACTGGAGCGGAACAACCGCAGATATGAAAACAGGCAATTTCGGTCGCTATTTTCAGATGAACATCAATAATCCTTCATCGGAGAAAACCTACCTGAAGGTAGAAAACGACGGCAGCATCTTTTCAAGCCTCGGTGAAACCATCGTGGTCGGCGGCTGGATGAAGCCCACGACATATTCAGTCGGCAACACCTATACTCCGATCTTGAATACCCGCTATGGTTCTGGACAGCCGATTTTCTATCTGTCGCTGATCAGAGGAAAACCGAGAATTATGCTGTATAACTCCTCCGGTTCTCTGATCCTCGATACGTCGGTAACGCCATCATTCTCTTTGCTAAACGGTTACTGGTATTTTATCGCCTGTGTGATCAAGCCTAATGCCAAGACAGCACAGTATATCCTTGGCGATAAGAGCTCCGGCACGATTTGGCAGTCAAATGTGTTGACCTTTACCGGAGAGCTGAATCGTAGCTGCGTGGCTGACCTCATCTGGGGAATGCACGCAGACTCCTACTGGTATGCAGGCGGCTTTGATGATTGGTTCCTCGACTGTGATTCTGATCTAACCGCCGATGACCTTGCAGAATATTTTCTGGAATCGCTCTCCGCAAACGGTGCAGATCTGACCGGTGATGTGGACGCTCTGACGACACCGGATGTCGTTACGCTTCGAGCTACAGACTCTGTCTATCCGTCAAGCGGACAGCTCATTACTGCAGCAAGGGACTGTGGCGTGACTGGCAACGGCAGAGTTTCTGTAAAAGCAGATTACTCTCCGGGAGAGACCTCTATCTCGCTTGTGGAAACAGCCACCTCAGATGACCTCTCCACTTGGACAGAGTGGCAGGCTGTCGGTGCAAACGGCGAGCTGGAATCTCCTACAAGGAAATACATCAAATACCGCGTCACGCTTTCTACCACAAATACAGCAAGGACGCCTACGCTGACATCTATCAGTCTGTACGATAATCCAAAGCCACTCTATACCAAACTTGGCTATGCAAGACCGGTCATTCTGGACTCAGACGGGAATGTAGAAGCTGTGCTGGATAACGCCTATGACATCATCGTGACCAGTGAGATCAACGGCGTGGATGAGCTGGAATTTAAGCTGCCGTTTCAGGACAGCAAACGCGCCTATATCGATAAAGAAAAGACCGTGCGTATTGTCAGCGATACCTATCGCATCCGCACGATTACGGACGACAAGGAAGAAAGCGGCAAGGCCATCACCACGGTCTATGCAGAAGCGGCGTTCTATGATCTTGCCTATTCCGTGAAAAAGGATGAGATTACCTTTAACGCAGACATGGCTGATGTGCCGATAGCTTATGCTCTTCAGGGAACTGACTGGGATATGGGCACGGTTAATGTCTCCACAAAGCGTACTTGGACTTGCTCTGAGAAAAACGCGCTGGCAATTTTGCGTGCAGTACAGAACATTCACGGCGGCGACCTGATTTTTGATAACGCAAACAGGATCGTGAAGCTCCTGACCTTCTCCGGTGAGGATTCCGGCGTGCTGTTCTGCTACAAGAAAAATATGAAATCCATCCAACGCGTCATTGATACGACCAACCTGATTACAAGGCTTTACGCCTATGGCAAGGACGGCATGACCTTTGCTTCGATCAATGGCGGCAACGAATATGTGCAGGACACGACCTATACTTCCGAAATACGAATTGCTACGCTGGATTGCTCGAACTTCACCAATCCATATCAGATGCTGGAATATGCCAACATGCGACTTGCAGACTATGCCTCTCCGCGTATCTCCTATGTGCTAAAGGCGATGGATCTGTCAGTATTGACCGGCTATGAACATGAAACATGGGCGCTGGGCGATACGGTCATGGTGAAGGATGATGACCTGAACCTGTCTGTAAAGACCAGAATCGTCCGCAGGGAATACAACCTGCAGGAGCCTTGGAATACGGTGCTGGAACTTTCCACTACCCTCCGGGAGCTGGGCGATTCCTCCTCACGCTGGGATAGCGCAGCCGATACGCTGGAGTCTACCGATCTGATAGACAGTCAGGAAATGAAGGATCTGGTGCCGTTTAATCACCTGCGTAATTCCAGAGCAGATTCCGGTCTTACCTACTGGCAAAACTCCGGATTTACCGTGGATGCAGATAATGGCGTATCCGGCACGGCTTCCTTCAAATGCGAAGGTGCGCTGAATACCACAAAGAGTCTTTCACAGACCATAACGCCCGCCAACCGGCAGTGCTATACCTTTTCGGCGCAGATTGCCTCTGAGAATCTCTCAAAAGGTACGAATGGACAGGTGGGCATTGAGGTGACCTTTGAATACGAGGACGGAACAACGGAAACACGATTTATAGACCTGATCTGAAGGAGGGATTTCTATGGCTTCATTTACACACGTGGCACAGGATGTCTCTCCTCAGTATGGCCGCGTCACAAAGATCACCATCCGGGTATGCGTGACCGACTGCACTGGAACTGTATATATAACAGATATGCTCCTGCAGGGCGGCTCCATCGCCACCGGCTGGGTAGGCCATGTATCAGAAATTCAATGGACGGAGGACGGATAAATGCCGGAGTTTACACGCTTTACAGAGACAATTACAAAAAAACAGGATAAGCGCGTCGTAAACATCACGGTAAAGCCCACCGTCATAGATTGCACCGGTTCGGTCTGGTTTACCGACTTGATGCTGCAGGAAGGCGATAAAGTCACAGGCTTTGTCATCAACACCGAAACGTTTCTGGAAAAATACGATGGCGATGATGCTACAGACGGAAAGAGGTTTTATAACGGTATCGTCCGCTCCGCTGCTACCTGCGTCATCTTCAATCTCGGTACCACTGCTGCCGGTCTTGACTACAAGGTCTATCCGATTCAGGCGATGGCTGCCGGGTGTATATCGCTTGCGCTGGGTGAAGGTGCTCATAAGGCAACTTTCAAAGCAGCGGCTGCTGCCGGTGATGAATTTGACCTTTTTGCCTCTACAAGGGAGTGCCTGAAGAACGGCTCTGCAACATCCAAGGACGGCTTTTTCCAATACTCTGCTGCCGGTGACAGCAAGCACCCGATTACTGTGGCAGATAAAAAGTCTGCACGCATCTATGTTGAGTTTCAGGAAATGCAGGACGGAGGTGATGCCCTGTGAGCTATGATTATTTGAAAGGCCGCAAGTGCATGGTCTGGACATTCATGGGCAATTCCAGAATGTATCAGGCACTTGCCGCATATGGAGACCGCCTCTCGCAAGTAGGTCTCTTTTCTTTTAAGGTATCGCGCACCGGTGTCATCACGGAAAGCGGCGTGGCCATTTCCAATATGCTGACCTACATCAACCGATGGCCGCATATCAAATGGCTGCTGACGATATCCAACGATGGCACGAACAGTATCTTTGCTGCTCTCCGGGATAACACCGACGGCGCTCAAGATACCTTCCTTTCGGAGATCGTCCGCATTATGGAAAAATACCCGTGGTGCGACGGCATCGACATCGACCTTGAGAAGGGCGACGGGTATTCCACGCACGCTGCCTCCACGGCAATGTTTCGGAATATCTATAACACAGTAAAAGGCTATGATAACAGCAAACTCATAAACATCTGCCTGCCGGGTATGAATTCCATCAACGGCTCGGTCGGCGGCGAGAACTGGTGCGTTTACGGCGACCTCAATGCTTACTGCGATACGGCGGCCATCATGAGCTATGGCATGGCGTGGGCAGGCTCTGCTCCCGGAGCCGTCTCTCCAAGGGACTGGCTGGAGGGCATTTACGACTATGCGGTCACAGTCATGAATCCGGAGAAGATATTCTTCGGCCTTCCTGCATACGGATGGAACTGGCAGATTTATGACCTTCCTGCAAACCTCGGTAAAACCTATCGCGGCACATCAAATACCTATTACGCGGCAAAGAACTGGATGACCGGGCAATACAACTTCACGGACGATGCTCCTCCGCAGCCCTTCATCCCGCTCCTCGCATATTGGGATGACTACGATATGGTGCCTTGGGCGCTTC